GGCGGGCTCCCCCGGCGGCGAGGAGGAGCACATCTTGACGGCGGCGGAGATGGCAAACCACACCCACGGCTACGATTACACGGGCCAGAGCGACGCCACCGGCACCGGGGCCATCAAGATCGTGTCTCCCAATGGCACCGCCAACGCTTACACGGGCAAGGCTACGTCCAACTGCGGCGGCCAGGCCCACAACAATATGCCGCCGTACCTGGCCGTGTACACATGGCGCAGGACGGCATAAAGGAGTGTATTACATGCCTGATATCAGTATTACCGTCACCGATAAGCGCCCGGTATGCACCGCCGGGACAACCGTTGTGTGCGACAACAGCGATTATATCGTACACTGGGACCTGGACGAGGAGTGGAGCGCATACGACACCAAGACCATGCGCGTGATCTACATGGACAGCACCTACGCCGACACCGTGTTTTCCGGAGACAGTGTGGCTCTGCCTCCTGTGCCTGTGCCCGGGTGTGTGCAGATCGGACTCTACGCCGGGGACATCCACACCAGCCGCATGGCGCTCCTGCGGGCGCTGTCGTCCGTGCGGTCTGCCAGCGGCGCTCCCGCCAACCCCACGCCCGACGTGTACGATCAGCTGATGGAGCTTATCAAGGGCCTGGGTGGCGTAGACCCGGATGAAATCGCCAAGGCGGTTGCTGATTATCTGGCCGCACACCCAATTAAGGCAATTGCCGGATAAAGGCGGATTACAGATGGCGCTTACAAAGACAACTTACGTGAGTGGCGAAACAGTTATAACAGCGAAAAACTTAAATGATATACAAGATGCAGTCCTCGCCTTAGAAAGCAAGGACGGCGGTGGCAGTGGTCTTACTGCAACGCAGATCGCAGCTTTGGACGGACTGCTGAAAAACGCGGCCTATACAAAGGACGTGACTACGGAATATGCAACGTTCCGGGCTGCGTTTGGGCTATCAGGCGGAGACGAACCCGGCACGAAGACGTGGAGCATTACCAACACGTTGACCAACGCGACCACCAGCAACAGCGCGACCAGCATTGCAAAGGGCGGCAGTTACAGAGCGACCATTACGGCGGAAGATGGCTATACCATTAGCAGCGTCACTGTGGCGATGGGCGGGACCGACATCACAGACACCGCTTACGCAGACGGCGTAATTACCATTGCTACCGTGACGGGAGATGTGGTTATTACCGCGCTGGCTACTGCAACAGTAAATCCCGGATGGACAAAGGATGTGCCGTACAACATTACATGGGAGGACGGCACATGGTATGATGGCAACAATGGTGTCACAGACGATGCCAGTATGTCGAACAGCGGCTATCTCCCGTGCGATGGCCTTAGATATCTGGATGTAACAGGTGCATATCTCAATAGAGGCATCAACTGCTACGACGCGGAAAAGAACTTGCTCGGTCGAGCGATAAATAATACCTATGACAGTGCGGCGCTTGCCCCCCTTGTAAGGGACACGAAATATATCATCGTAAACAAGCGATTGAGTAGTGCTGCGCAGGCAATACCGCGAGAGCTTCCGTTTCTCGGAGAGCGAACCGTCCCTGTGGCTGGGCGGAAATATGCGCTCGACATCCAGTGGAATAAAACGGTCTGGAACGCAACGGGAGAGGAGAAAGATAGCAGCGACGAGAATAATTTTTGCTCCAGCTTCTGCTTCTGCTACGGATTTGACACGCTCACGTTCGACACAAAAGTGCGGGCTATTGTAAAATTTTACGACGCGAATAAACAATATCTGAGTGACGCCCTTACAAATGCAAGCTCAGCAACCGTAAACATCCCGGAAGGTGCGACATATTTTCGCTTTGATAACGGGTCCTACACCAAAACGTACCCGTATGTAATTTTGGAGGAGGCGACGAAATGAGTTTATACGACATCATGGGCAGCGTGGTTTCTTCCGAGGTTTCCTCCGCCGACATCAAAAACGCATTGCTTGCGGCAATTGCAGACGGCAGCGTTAATCTCGGTAATGCGGTTGGCGCAACGCTTGCATATACAGGTTTGTCAAACGCATGGATAGCCAATGCACAGTCTGCCTACGCATCAATGCTGGCAAAATACAAAACGCTCGCCAACGGTGCTATCCCATTCTTCATCAGCACCGACCAGCACGGGAGAGGGGTGGAACAGCACCGATGGGCGAACAACGCCGATGCAGACGGTATAGAGTTTGCCAACATCAACCTTGGCGACACTGTAACGGACTATTTCAACTTCACTGAGCTGGACTCTATGCTGACGCGGACGAAGCCTGTGAAAAACTATATGTCCATTACGGGCAACCACGATGCGCTGTGGCGCGGAACTGACGTGCCGTCTGTTTACGAGCTGACGCGGCACTTCGTAAGCACAAGAGAACGTGACGTTATCCCGGAAGTCAACAGCAGCTATGTAGCGTATGACCCGGCGCATGATGTTAAATACATCGTCGTTGACACGTACACAAACGTCGGAGCGGCGCAGAACAGTCTCGGCAACGACGAGCTTACAGCTGAGCTTGCGGACTGGCTGATAACGGAGCTGAGCCGAGATGACTGCGACATAGTTTATTTGCAGCACTGGCAAATGTACGCGGCGGCGTCTATATATCAGAAGCGCGACGGAACACCGGATACCAACAACATTGGCGGGTCGCAGACGCTGCGAACTCTCGTTACAGCGCGACGCAATAAGACGAGCGGCTCCGTCAATGATAAAGACGGGACGGCACACTCGTATGACTTCGCGGGATGCAAGCACAGCCTGCTGTGCGCACTGCACGGCCACGAGCATGACGAGGTTTATGCTACGCTGGATAACCTGCTGTGCTATGTTGCAGACTGGTACGGCAACAACGGCTCTTGTGTGTTCGGTCTTATCGACCGTGCAGGAGCTAAACTGTGGATTTGGAAGTTCGATTCGACTCAGGTGTATGACGCATGGGGGATTGACTTGTAATGGTGAGTCTGGCTGTGAAAGAGCATCCTACGCATTCCATCCACCGCAATTACGCCGCAGCGGCGGCAACCACCTGCGTGGCGGACCAGATCACCGCCAGCTCCTTCCGCCTGCGGACCAACGGCTCCTCCCGATGCTGGGCCAACGGGTCCCAGATCAGGTGGATCGCGCTGGCGATGTGAGGAGCAAAAAAAGGAGGGCTAATCGCCCTCCCGCTTGAGCGCCTGTATTATCAGGTGCTCGACGTAGTTTGAGATGCTACGGCCTTCTGCTTCGGCAGCGGCCTGGATTTTCTCCTTGAGCTCCGGCGTGAGCCGGATATATAACCGCTCGGTTTTCCCTGCCATATGGTATCTCCTTATTCCTGCTTTTTCTTGGCACGGGTATTACGGATTTTTAACGCGTTTTTGGTAGGGTACTCCGCGCCGTACATCCCCTTATCATAGGGGATGTGGGTGTTTACGGCTTGTATGCTTTTACCGGTGCGCTGGGCAATCGCCTCGGCGGTCATGCCGGATTTATACAATCTGGTTATATTTGTTTCGTAAGCGCCAAGAGTTACGAGGATTTTGCGCACCTTACCTGCACTAATGTTAAGCCTGCGGGCTATGGTTCGCTGCGATTCTCCCTCATCCCAAAGGCGATACACGGATCGAAAAGTGACGTCCATCATTCGGCACTGCTTAATACTATCGTCTTTTGTTAACCCATCGGGTTCTAATGTTCGGTGCGGCTCAGGATGGGGAGCTCGCGCAGGACGTTGCGCTCGCCGTCAAAGCAAGAGATGTAAGGCGTATCATTCCCGCAGAGAACCTCGCGGAGCAGATAGATTGTGCCCTCCACGTTGATAAGGGGTTCGCCGCAGCTGGTGCAGCCCGCGTAAAGATCATCAGGGATATCCACGACCAACTCGTCGTAGATTTCTCCGCGGCCGCAGCTGTAAACCGTACGCTTCTCCGCGCCAAGAAGTCCGTAATTAGCATAAATCGTAGTTGTCATTGGGTTTTCCTCCTTTGTTATCTTGGTTGTATTGTACGCCTTTTGTGCGTACAATACAATTGACGAAATAGCCAAATATTGCAAAAAAAATAAAGCAAAATCACAAATTGAAAGGAGATTTTACATGAAAGAAAACACGATCAAGGCCGCGCTGGCGGCCGCCCTGGGGGCGCTGTGTGCCTACGGGGTGCAGCTGCTGGTGCCGGTGCTGGTGCTGGTGGTGGTGATGCTGCTGGACTACGCCACGGGTATGACCAAGGCATGGAACGCCGGGGAACTGTCCTCCCGGGTGGGCCTGCGGGGTATCCTGAAAAAGGTAGGATACTTAGTAATCGTCGCTGTAGCTGCTGTGGTAGACTGGCTGCTGCGCTACGGGGCCGACACCCTGGGCTGGGACTGGCCGGTGGAGTTCCTGTTTGCCAGCATTGTCATTATCTGGCTGGTGATCAACGAGCTGCTGTCCATCCTGGAGAATGTGTCTGCCATTGGTGCACCGGTGCCTGGTTTCCTCCAGGCGCTGCTGAAAAAGTTGAAAGTACACACCGAGGATACGGCGGCGGACAAGCTGCCGGGAGAGGAGGACGACAACAATGAGTAAGAAGGTCTACATCAGCCCCAGCGACCAGACAGAAAACCGCTACGCCTGGGGCAATACCAACGAGCACGTCCAATGCCAGAAGATCGCCGAGGCGGAGGCTGCCGCCCTGCGCCGCAGCGGCGTGGAGGTGAAACTGGCGGCCTTCGGCACTACCATGGCCCAGCGATGCGCCGAGTCCGACGCCTGGCACGCGGACATCCACAACTGCGTCCACACCAACGCCTTTAACGGCAAGGTCATGGGCACCCGGATGTTCTGCTTTGCTATCCCCGGCAAGGGCTACGACGCCTGCAAGGCGGTGTTCGCGGAGCTGGCCCCGCTGTCCCCCGGCACCTCCGAAAACATCCAGAAGGCCAGTTACTACGAGGTGCGTGTACCTAATGCGCCGTCGGTGTACTGCGAGTGCGAGTTCCACGACACCGCCGAGGGCGCCAAGTGGATCGTGGAGCACACCACGGCCATCGGTGAGGCCATCGCCAAGGGCCTGTGCAAGTACCTGGGCGTAAAATACGTCCCGGCCAAGCAAGAGACTCCCAAGCCCGCCGAGCCTGCCCAGAGCGATACCTTGTACCGGGTCCAGGTGGGGGCCTTCGCCGTCCGCGCCAACGCCGAGAAGATGCTCCAGCGTTTGAAGGACGCCGGGTTTGACGGTTTTATCCGGGAAGGTTCAAGATGATGTGAAGAGAGCGTCAAAGTAACGGGTTTAAAAATCTGGACGAAACCGGGGCAACGATGCGCCGACCCCCTGTTTCCGCCAAAGCTCCGCAAGTCCACGGCGAATATAATCGCCATGAATACAACTTACCGAGACATCCGCGCAAAGCTGCGCAGTATGGCCCCTCAGCGTGCCATTGATTACATCGCCGCGCTTGATCTTCCGGGAGACGAGGCGTTTTGCATCATCGCGTGCGACGTCAAGCAACAATCCAGACAGCAGGTGGCAAACAGGCTGTTTGCGTCGGTCGAGTATGTCAAGAAGCGCCGCCGCAACGGTTACCAAAAGATTGCCGACCATATCAAAAACCCATAAAGTAAAGACCCAACAAAGACCTTTTTCAGGCTCTTTGTTGGGTCTTTTTTGCTGTATTTTATAGATATACAAGGGGGTGCGGCGAAATGAGCGTGATGGAACGGCTGTTGATGTGTGGGTATACGGCGGATATGGCACGTGATATATGCAATCAATACGAAGATGACGCCGCTGGATTGCTTTCCCTTGCGCGAATTGTAGAGCTTTTCCACGACGATAGGCGCGAATATGTATAGCTACTACAATGGAAATCCACGAGGTAAAAATGTAGGCGATTGTACCGTCAGAGCCATATCGAAAGCCACCGGTATGGACTGGGGCGCAACGTATCTTGCACTTGCAATAGAAGGGTATTTGGATGGCGATATGCCGTCTGCAAATGCTTGCTGGGGCCGGTATCTCCGCAGCATCGGATACCGGCGGTACATCGTGCCGGACACTTGCCCTGATTGCTACACGGTGGGACAGTTTGCGGAGGATCACCCGGTAGGCACCTATATTCTGGCCCTGTCCGGTCATGTGGTCTGCGTGCAAAATGGCACGATCTGGGACAGCTGGGACAGCAGCAATGAGAACGTATTGTATTACTGGGAAAGGACGGATGAAGCATGAACTATCCTTACTACGGAAACCCCTATATGCCGCCGATGCAGGACAACCTTGCCCAGCTGAGGCAGCAGCAGATGCAGACCATTCCGCCGATGCCGCAAAATCCTCTGCCGCAGAGCGGCGTGCAGTGGGTATCCGGCGAACAGGAGGCAAGAAGCTGGATGGTCGCGCCCAATGCGGCGGTGGCGCTGTGGGATTCTACGGCTCCCACGGTGTACCTGAAACAGGCCGATGCAAGCGGCAAGCCGACGCTCAAAGTATACGACCTTGTAGAGCGGCTTGCAAGCGCCCCTGACGCGCAGAAAGCGCCCGCTGCGGAATATGTGACCCGTAAAGAGTTCGACGCGCTGGCGGCGCTTGTGAGCGAAATGAAGGGCAAGAAGCGCAAGGAGGAAAAGAGCGATGAATAATCCGTTTTTCGGTGCAATGGGCGGCGGCAACGGCTTTATGCAGATGGTGCAGCAGTTCCAGCAGTTCAAGGCAAATTTTCATGGCGACCCCAAAGCAGAGGTCGAAAAACTCTTGCAGAGCGGGAAACTCTCACAAGCTCAGCTGAACCAGTTGCAGCAGATGGCGAAGCAGTTCCAAAGCCTGATGCAGTAAGCAAGTTTAAGCAAGTTTAAGCAAGTTTAAGCAAAGTTTAAGCAAAGTGTTTGCTAAATTGTTAGGTTAATCAATATCGTGGCCACGATTTGATAATAAAAAACTGAAAGGAGTTTTTCTATGTCTCTTTCTTCTGACGGCGCTCCCATGCTGACAATGCCCGTGGCACCCACTAACTCCGGCGGCAACGGCGGTTTTGGATGGGATGGTAATGGCAGTTGGTTCATCATCATCCTGTTCCTGTTTGCCTTCCTTGGCTGGGGTAATAACGGCTGGGGCAACAACTAACTGCATAGCATAGCTTTTTGTTGGCAATGTTTTGTTAACGTCAACAAAATGTTCGGCCCCGTGCCGATACTAAACCAAAGCGGCGGGGCAATAGCCCTGCCGCTGATTTTATGAAAGGAGTTTTCTATGCCTGAATACACTGCGATTGCCACGCAGACTGTGGCGGCAAATCAGAATGTGCTTTTTACCGAGGCACCGATCCCCTGCACAAAGGGCCTTATCACTCACCGGGTAGGCTCCGGCCTGTTTAACCTTCGCGGCAACTGCTCTCAGTGCCGCGCCCGCTACAAGGTGGACTTTATCGGCAACATTGCCGTAAGCACCGGCGGGACCCCAGGCCCCATCTCCGTTGCCATTGCGGTTGACGGTGAACCCCTGCTGTCCTCCGTTGCGACGGTTACGCCCACGGCTGCGGAGGCGTTTTTTAACGCAGCGGCATCCGAGTACGTTGACGTTACAAAGGGCTGCTGCGCGTCGCTGTCCATCCGCAACGTGAGCGGCGAAGCCATTGACGTGAGAAACGCGAACCTTATCATTACCAGAGTTTGCTGAGAAAGGAGAACACAATGGGAATGAAATCTATGTATAATCTGCGCGACATGCTCTGCAAGGAGCTTGACGAAATCGCCCGCAAGGGTGAGCTTGGCGCGGGAGACCTCGATATCGCGCATAAGCTGACCGACACCATCAAGAACATCGACAAGATCGAGACGCTTGAAGAGGGAGGCTATTCCAGCCGCTATCACGACGACGATATGCGCAATTCGTACGGTAGGGGCGTCTCTTACGCGAGGCGGCACTATGTCCGCGGGCATTACAGCCGCACGGACGCAACTGAGCACCTGCGCAGCCAGATCAACGATATGATGCGCGAGACTGACGATGACCGCATCAAGGATGCCCTGCGTCGCGCAATGGACATGATGGAGGAATAAAGGGGGTAGGCCCCGATGATCGACGAAAAGGAGCTGCAGCTTTGGATCTCTCGCCTGGAAACGGAAGAATCCAGCTGGGCGAACTACGAGAGGCTTGCGGCGCTGTATACCATCCAAAACCAGAACCGGGAGCCGGTGAGGGAAACTCGCATGGTTGAGTCGTACTCTGCGGCCCCTGCGCCTGATAGCGATTTCCTCCGCGCGGTGGCCCGCGTTGACCCGGCCCGTGCGTGGGAAGTGATGGACGAACTCATGGACAGCTTGAAGGTCGTCAACGAGCGAGTGTATAACAGCGTTATGCGCAAGCTGGAAAAGTGAAAAATCCCCCGTCATTTACGGCGGGGGATTTTTTAGGCATATTTGCCCTTTATGTCCGTGAAGGTAAAATATGCCTAACGGGGCGTTACGAAAAACGCGCCATCGTTGTCTGCATCAATCCGCCTGATGAAGCGCGTCCAAAATTCCTTTTTTTCATCGCGGGAATAGGTTTCGTATTCTTGCAGCTCCTTTTTTAGCGCGTCCAAATTGATTTCTGGCCTTTCTTCCGTAGCTTCAAGTGCTTTTTTCAAGCTCGCATACTCCCGCTTGTATTCGTCCAACTCAATCAGATCGTTTAGGTATAGCGTTTTTAGCTTGCCCATTTTCTTTCGTATTGAGTCCGCGCTTTGCGTGGGCTTTTTATCTGCCTTTTTATAGTACCGATTGTTCCGTTCTGCGATTCCCTCCAGCTCGTGCAGTAGGTAGTCTTCCAGCGCATCCTCACGGATCCTTTTTGTATGCGGGCAAGCGGAGTTGTCAAGCATCCGCGTCCGGCATCGGTAGTATGTATATGTTTTTTTTACGGTTTCCGATTGCATCGTTTTCCCGCACTCTTTGCAGCGCAATATCCCGGAAAACAGATACACGCGATCCGTGCCAACTCCCGCACAGCGTTGTGACCGCTGGCGAATAATATCATTTACAAGGTCAAAGTCCTGTTTGCTCACCAGCGCGGGACAGGCATTTTCGATGCCGTAAACCTCGCCGATGTAAAGACGGTTACGGAAATAGTTTACATACTTGCTATAAGCTCGGTCAATGCCCCATTTGTCAAGCATATATCGCTTTACGGCAAGGACACTTTTTAGCCGGATAAACGATGCAAACATATCTCGCGCCGCATCTACCGTGCCGCTATCAATCTGGTATTGCCTGTCCTTGATGACATACCCTAAAGGTGCTTTCGACCCTGCCGGTTGTCCTTTTGCCCGTTTCCCATCGTTGATAAATTTGATTCGTTCGCTTGTGCGGTCTGCTTCGTCCTGCGCAACGGAGAGCATGATATTAACCTTTAATCGCCCGGACGCGGTTCGCGTCTCGTAGTCCTCTTCCGTCGCTTGCCAGGTCACGCCGTACTGGTCGAGTTGCGTTTGCACATCGTAATACCCCGCGACATTTCGAAACCATCGGTCGAGCTTAATAAATAAGATCGTGTCTACCTTCCCCACTTTGCAATCGCCCAGCAGCCGCAGGAGCGCCGGACGTTTTTTATACGGCTTTCGCGCGGATATTCCCGCGTCCTCATAGATACCCGCCACGGTCATTTTGTGTTCTTGGGCATATCTTGTCAGCGCATCTCTTTGCTCTTGCAATGACAGGCCATGCCGCGCCTGTTCGTCGCTCGACACGCGGATATACAGTGCTGCTCTCATCACCGCCCCCTCCAAAATCCGTAATCTGCGCAATGCAAATCGACATACACGCACCACGCGGTCAGTAACACCACCACCACAAATAAAATAAAAATCACGGCGTTGCGGATATGGACACCACGCCGCATAATCTCGATCATGTCTTCCTTTGCGTCAACATGGCGCTCCAGCTCGTCATTTCGCGCCTGCAAGGTCTCTTCGTTCCTTGTCAGCCGTTCGGAAATTCCGAACACCTCGTCAAGTGAGATCCCAAGCGCCTTGCAGATAGGCGCGACGGTGTAGATGGACGGGGCTTTGGAAAACTTTGAAAAGAAGTTCTGCACGGTGGACAGCGGCACGCCGGAAGTGTCTGAAATTTCCTGATAGGTCAGTTTCAATTCTTCTTTGCGGATTTTGCACACCTCTTGGATGTTCATTTATACCACCTTAATTTCTTCGATTTTCACGCCGCGAAGTCACAAGATGAGGGCTTGCCGAACCTCGTCGAGCGCTGTCTTATTGCAAGGTTTTGGCGTTGAAATAGTTAAGCAAAGCGGAGTATGGTCAAATCATGCAGCGGCAACCGCTCCGTGCTGTCTGCACATAGCCCCCGCCGTTGTTGCGGAGACGGCGGGGGCTTTTCTCTTACTTCATACCAAGGAGTTTGCCAAGTTTTCTTTGCCGCCCCGCTTTGGTCGTGGGAATCCCAGTTGCTTTTGAAATTTTTCTTTTCATCTTTGTGATTCCGAGCGCACGTTTCCAGCTAAAGGACAGGCCGGGGATTTTGCTTTTTGACATTTGGCACACCACCTTTTATTTTTGTATTTTCTCCCGAACTTTTGTGCAATAATCGACATATAGCCCCGTTACTATAATTATTTGGAGGGACACAAAATGTTGTGCGAAGAAGAAAACCATGCTATTCTTATTAGAGAGCGCCTAAAATCTGAGGTGCTATCACTTACTGACAGTCAGGTGGAATATGTTTTATGGAGGTTGGAATGTTTATTGCAAGAAGAGAATTAAATGATCTGCGGGAAGAAAACCGCAAACTTAAATTGCAGCTTGCAGAGGCGCAGGAAGCGGATCGAGAATACAACCGCCGATCTGCCATCATTGACAAAGCGGCGCTTCCGAAATGCAAAAGCATCGCGTGCTCTGGGTGCAAGCATGTTGTGGTCCGCTATACTACTTGGGGTGGTTGGTACGTTCTTGGCTGCGGGAAAGACAATCCCTGCAAAGACTACGAGCCGACAGACATTACCCCCGAAAAAGCTGAAGCTATCCGAGAAGCGCTGAACATTCAGTGGCAATATAATTAACCAGAGAACAAGCAATTCAGCAGAAACCCGAAAACAGCACCTATTGCAGCAACGAGGCAATCCCTCGCCGTTATAGACCACGCTTGGGAGTTTTCTTTCTGCGCATATGCAAGATAATTAGCCCCTCTTTGGCGAGCAATAAGCCCTCGCTTTTCGCCATTTACAAGGCAATATGCAAAGCTATGACCGCAGAGTACATCAGCATCATTTTCATTATGCGCGGTTATCAATACGGCATCGGTTCGCGCTTGCTTTAAAAGCTTTAGCTGCGCCTTTGTCAAAGCGATATACGGGAAGTCATCTTTCTTGTTATCAAGATCGCTTTCCCACTTTTGCCGCTCTGCATCGGTCAATATCTTATCATGCGGATTAGTCGGAATAAAAACATTACTCATAGTACTTGTTTTGCGCTCAATACAATCGGAAGGAGTTTTTCACACTGAGCGTCGGACAAATCATCAATAGCTACCAATAGCGCTTTCTTTGCTGCGCTTAAGCCCTCGCCCTCGGTCTTCGGATCGGGGGCTTCTTTTATGCCCTCGGCCTCGACCAGTTTCCGCACCGTCTCAATATCTTTTAAGCACTTTTCGGTTTCTTCCGGGGTTTCCCCCTCGTGCAGAAGGATTTCGTCTGGCGTGGTTTTAAGTAAAATGCACATGCGAGCGGCCTCTTCTGGGGAAGGGAAGTTTTTACCTCGTTTCCATTCAGATACCCACCCACGCTGTTTTTTCATAATAACTTCGGCAAAATACGAGTTGCGCCACCCGTTTGCTTTTATGATAATTTCAATTCGTTCAATATCTACTTTTACGGTAGTCCTTTTAGACACAGCAAGTTTACCCCTTATATTCTATTAAATACGTTTTTCCCTGTTTTGTGCGTTTGATACGTCCATTTTTTGCCATAAAATACAAAATTGAAGAAATATCATTTTGAATAATGGGGTCAAAAAACTTATATAGTTCGGTTTGCAGGATGGGGCCATTTTCTATAAGAGATTCTTTAATTCTATTTTCTAAATTTTCCGATTCTGAAATATGCAAGGCTTCTTTTGCGCACAACTCAATCTTGTTCTCTAAAAGGAATTTAAGTTCTTTTTCGTATTTTTCAATATAACAAAAATCGTCGCAATGAGAGTTATGCAAATGCTCCCACATCTTAGAAAAATAATCTTGGTATTCAGGGCCAAGAGAAACGCACTTAGATTTCAAATCATAAAATGCCGGAATAATTGCTTTTAATATTTTGATTTGATCTTCAACGGAATGCGGCTCTTTTAATGCGACAGCAAATCCAATTACAATTTCTTCAAGGGGCTTAATTTCTTTTGAAATAGTTTGGAAATACTCAATGCCATGCAACGGCTCCGGTCTTCCTTCGAAAGAGCCTTTCTTCTTCGCAGGAGCCAATTTCAAAACACTTTTTAGACTTTTCATACAATGTAACAAAAAAACTAAATACAATTCGTACAATCCGACGTTGTAAATAAGGTTGACATACAACAACAGATTGTATATAATAGCCTTACAGAGCTTAATTAAGGTGACAAAAAACCAAGCCCCCAACGGATTCCCCGTTTTTGCGGACTTATAACCGATATTTTGTTGGCTGACACTTACATAATAGCGGTGTTGGTTGCGTTTGTCAATATAAAGTTCTGAACTTTATAAGGAGGGGAGAACGCTTGGAATTAAAGGCAATCCGAGAAAATGCCGGTTTTCGGCAGGAAGACGTAGCGAAGAAACTCCGGGTAAGAGTTTCCGCGGTGTCGAACTGGGAACGCGGTGTGAATGGTATCGCAAGCAAGTACATTCGACCGCTGACCAGATTGTACGGCGTGACCGAAACGGAAATTAGAGCGGCATCGGAAGTCGCGCAGACTGCAAGAGCTGATAGGGCGGTGAGACCCAGCGACGGGCAGTAAAAAATGCCCCGCCCAATGTTGCAGCATCGAGCGGGGCGGGCGGAACAAATCTCAGCACAAGATATTGTGTCCTGTGCTCATTGTAGCACGGAGGAAAGGAAAAGGCAATGCGTAAAAAGCCGGAATACAAAATCATTTGGGTCACGCCCCCCGACCCTGTAAAGCTGGGGACGATCATGGGCGAGATTTACGCGCGCGGCAGAGGGCTTGAGTTTGTCGGCCTTGTGCCGAACGGAAAGGATAGCGGAGGTGCGAAATGAGCGTGTTTGCATGGGCGCTGACGTATATCGGCGCGGCTACGGTGAGTTATCTGTTTATGCGGCTGCTGGACAAACTGGACAGGCCGGGGAAGTAAATAACGGGAGGGAAAGACTATGCGGGACGTGCTGAAAGCGGCGGGGCGACCGGTATATGGAGGAGGACGAGGAATGAGCATCATTGTCCTTCCGGAGACCCTTGAAGCATGGAAAGAAGAGCGGAAGTACGGCATCGGCGCATCCGACGCCGGGGCCATGCTGGGGATGAGCAACTGGAAAAGCAATGAAGAGCTTTGGCTGGAAAAAACCGGGCTCCGGGAGCCGGAGGATATTTCCGGGAAGCCATTCGTCCAGTATGGGCATGACGCGGAGCCGCACCTGCGGGCGCTGTTCTCCTTGGACCATCCTGAGATGGAGGTTACATACGACAGCCCATACAAGATCATCCGCAACAGTGAGTACCCGTTCATCTTCTGCACCCCGGACGGAGAGCTGACGGAGCGGGAGACGGGCCGCCATGGCGGGATGGAGATCAAGACAACGGAGATCAAGAACCCCGGGCAGTGGGACCATTGGAATGGCCGCATCCCGGACCAGTATTACTGCCAAGTCATCTGGCAGATGATCGCCGCCGGATGGGAATTTGTATGGCTGCTGGCGCAGATCAAGTGGACCGACCGGGAGGGGAATCACCGGAAGGACACCAGGGAGTATCTGATCGAGCGGGAAGAGGTTTTGGACGATATCCAAAGCACCAAGGCGGAGGGAATCAGATTTTGGCGTTCTGTGGAAGCAAAAAAGCGCCCAAACCTGAAGCTCCCGGAGATTTAACGAGAAAAGGAGAAAAGACCATGGAATTTATCATGAGCACGGATTTGACCACCGCACTGCCGAAGGAAATCGGCTTCAACTTTGAGGAGCTGAAGGCGGAGCTGGCTGAGAAGCTGGACTATTACAACAACCTGGTGGTCACGGAGGACACCATCAAGGAGGGCAAGGCCGAAAAGGCCAAACTGAACAAACTGCGGGAGGCCGTGGAGTCCAAGCGCAAGGAGATCAAGAAGGAGTGCATGGCGCCCTACACCGATTTTGAGGCCAAGGTCAAGGAGCTGGTGGCCATGATCGACGCCCCGGTGGCCGCCATCGACGGGCAGCTAAAGGTTTTCGAGGAACAGCGCCGGGAGGAGAAGCGGAAGGCCATTGAAACTGTTTACGACGAGATTGTGCCGGACGAGATCAAAGCCATCATGCCTTTGGATCGTATTTTTGACCAGCGATGGCTGAATACCACATTCAAGATTGAGGCCGTGGGCGAGGCCATCGGAAACCTGGCGGATAAGATCGACGACGATCTGACCGTGCTGGACACCATCGAACCGGAGTTTTCCACCGCCGTCCGGGCAAAGTACATGGAGACGCTGGACATCGGCGCAGCGTTGCGCCACAAGAAGGCCCTTCAGGATGCCGCAGAGGCCGCCAAAAAGCGGGAGGCATCCATGGCAGTGGATAACGAAAAAATTGTGGAGCAGCCCCGGGTTCAGGAAAAGCTGTACCTGCTGCGGCTGGAATTCCATCTGACGCAACCACAGGCAACGGCGCTGAAGCAGTTCCTTTCCAGCAACGGCATCCAATACACGAAGATTTGAGGAGGAGAATACCATGGCATTGAATAACAGCATTGCAGCGACGAAAAAGACAGCCAACGACAAGGTTGTGGATTTTAAGTGCGGTGAGGAGGTCGTCAGGCTCTCCCCGAATATCATCCGGAAGTATCTGGTGAACGGAAACGGCGCCGTGACGGACCAGGAGATCGTGATGTTCCTGAACCTCTGCCGGTTCCAGCATTTGAACCCGTTCCTGCGGGAGGCTTACCTGATTAAGTACGGGAACAGCCCGGCCACCATTGTGGTGGGCAAGGATGCCATCACGAAGCGGGCCATGCGGAACACCGCATTTTGCGGGCAGCAGGCGGGAGTGGTGGTTCTGAACACAGAAACCGGAGTCATGGAGAACCGGATCGGCGCCATCGTCTTGAAAGGCGAGGAGCTGGTGGGCGGCTGGGCCAAGGTTTTCGTCCGCGGATACCAGGAGCCCATCGAGATTTCTGTGGCATTTGAAGAATACGTCGGTCTGAAGAAAACCGGAGAGGTCAACGAACAGTGGACCAAGAAACCGGCCACCATGATCCGCAAGGTGGCGTTGGTCCAGGCCTTGCGTGAGGCCTTCCCCGAGGACTTGGAGGGCATGTATGACCCCACGGAGATGAATATTGACGTGAGCGATCTGGCGTCCGCTCCGGTGGACATGGATGCTCCGCAGCAGGCAATCGAACCCAGAGCGGAAGATTTCGCATCCTCAGCGCCGGAGGCTCCGCAGCCGACGGAAGAGCCGGAGGGCTTTTAAGCCATGAATGCCGTTTTTGAGCGGGCCAAGGTGATCGTGGATGGAGAGGACACCTATCTCTGCCTCTCCATCCCCCGCCGGGACGCCGCCAAGTTCGTCGGAGAAATGAAACCGCGGAAGTACGCCGTGGAGATCAAGGAATACCGTAAAAAGCGGAGTCTGGACGCCAATGCATACGCTTGGACGCTGATTGGAAAGCTGGCGGCGGTGCTGAGCACTAAGGAAGCACCAGTCACGCCGGACAACGTTTACCGGGACTGCATCCGGGACGTGGGCGACAACTACGACGTGATCCCGGTGAAAGAGGCCCGGATTGAGTACTGGAACCGTATTTGGTGTGCCGGGCACATCGGGCGCTTTACGGAGGACCTGGGGCCATGCCGCTCTATCCCCGGATATCACAATATTCGGACATATACGGGGTCCAGCGACTACGATACCGCCCAGATGAGCCGACTGATCGAGATCATCATCCAGGAATGCAAGGCGCAGGGCGTTGAGACCCTGCCGCCGCGAGAACTGGATGCCCTCGTTAGCCGGTGGGGAGAGGTTAGCGTATGAACGACAAAAGATGCTTTTTGTGCGGCCGGAATGACTCCGGTGACCCGCTGGAGCGTCACCACATTTTTGGCGGCGCGAATCGGAAGAAAAGCGAGAAGTACGGCCTTGTGGTGTATCTGTGCGGCAATCGCTGCCACCGGAACGGGCGCGGCGCGGTACACAAGAACGGAGACCAGATGCGCCGTTTGAGACGGTACGGGCAGCTCAAGGCGATGGAGGAGCAGAGATGGACGGAGGCGGACTTTCGCCGCGAATTCGGGAAAAGCTATTTATGAGAGGAGATAAGAGATGCTGAACAAGATTTTCATCATGGGCCGGTTGACACGCGATCCGGAGCTGCGCAGGACACAGAACGGTACAGCCGTCACCAGCTTTACACTGGCGGTAGACCGGGACTTTAAGAACGCGGACGGCACTAAGGACACGGATTTTATTGACGTGGTTGCATGGCGCACCACCGCCGAGTTTGTGTCCAAGTATTTCTCCAAGGGGCGCATGGCCGTTGTGGAGGGTCGCTTGCAAATGCGGGACTGGACGGACAAGGACGGAAACAAGCGCCGGAACGCCGAGGTGCTGGCGGACAACATCTACTTTGGCGATGCCAAGAAGGACGTGGACAGCGGCGCCAATAGATACGCGGGCGGACAGTTCGTGGAGGTGGACGAGGACTTCGACGCGGACGGCGATATGCCATTCTGATAGGAGGTAAGGCGGCATGGATTACTGGCACAAGCGGTACACCTGCCCATACTTTACCAGCAGCGAGAAACGGCGGGTCTGCTGCGAGGGCGGTAGCCGCGTCATCTTTGAGACGGGCGGCGCGGCATCCCGCTTCATGAATCAATTTTGTGCCGGGGCGTGGGAGCACTGCACCATTGCACGGCACCTGACGGACGAGTACGAGAGGACGGAAGAAAAGAATGGGAAATAGGCGTATCGCCGAAGGAGTGAGAGGCGGTGCATAGTGGCTCTTGAGTACATTCCCTTTTATTTCAGCTATCGCAAGAAATTAGAGAAACTCTCAGATCAAGAGGTAGGTCGGCTTGTACGGGCTTTGCTGGAATATGGCGAGACCGGAGAGACGGAGGAACTTACGGGACGGGAGTCGATCGCATTTGATTTTATTGCGGACGATGTAAGTAGGGCAAAAGCGGCGTATGACGAGAGATGCGCAAAGAACCAGCGCAACATAAAAAAACGATATGCACATCATGATGGTACGACCGTATACGATGGTATACGTTCGAATACGACCGTATACGAAACGCACCAAACCAAAGACAAAACCAAAGACAAAACCAAAGATAATTCACTCCCACCTAACGGTGTGAGTGATACGCGCGCGAAGCGCTTCACACCACCATCCGCTGATGATGTATCCGCCTATGTTCAGGCGCAGGGCTATCACGTCAACGCAGATCGCTTTGTCGCCTTCTACGAGCAAAAGGGGTGGATGGTAGGCAAGAACCGCATGAAAGACTGGAAAGCCGCCGTGCGGAATTGGGAGACGAGGTGGAAGGAGGAACACGGCGATGGACATAACGGCGATGCTGGAGCACCTGCGAAAAAATGGAATATCCCCGGAGAAGTCGTACTTTGAGTGCCCGGTCTGCGAGGACAGGGGCTATACGGCCACACGCAGCGCCACCGGGGAGCTTGTGACCCGTATCTGCCCTTGCCAGATACGCAAGGACAACCAGCGGCGCATTGCGCGTAGCGGGCTATCCGGTCTGCTGGAAAGCTGTACGCTGGATACGTACCAGACGGCGGAGCCGTGGCAGAAGCAGGCAAAGCAGATGGCCGAGGCGTATATCACGGATTGGCGCGGGAAGTGGTTTTATGCCGGTGGGACCCCCGGCAGCGGGAAAACGCACCTGTGCACGGCGATCTGCGGGAAGCTGATGGAGGCAGGCTTGCCGGTACGGTATATGCAGTGGCGGTCGGACATTCCAGCCCTCAAGGCGAAGGTAAACGATGCGGAGCTGTACGCCGATGCCGTGGGAAAGCTGAAAACTATCCGCGTGCTTTACATCGACGACTTCCTCAAGGGCAACGTGACGGAGGCTGACCGGAACATTGCGTTTGAAATACTCAACGCACGGTACATAAAGCCTGAGTGTGCTACGATCATCAGTTCTGAGCGGACGATAGGACAGATATTGGACTGGGACGAGGCGATAGGATCCCGCATTGCGGAGCGCGCGAAGGGCTTTACCATGAGCGTGACGGGCAGCGGAAAGAACTGGAGGTTGCGATGAACGACGGCGCATGGAAGATCGCGTCCGGCAGGCTGTGCGTGGCCTGCTTGCAGGAGATGGCGGCGGAATACATCATCGAGCCAGCGTTCCACGGCTGGGCGCGGGGCGTGTGCCAGCGCTGCGGGAAAGACCAGAAACTGACGACGATCAAGCGTTACACCATGAGCAAGCGCGGACTGGAGAAAAGAGGGTTGTTGGATGAACAGTGATGATCTGATGCGGCTGGGGCCTGCGGCGCAGAAGCAGGTCATGGAGAAGATGCGCAAGCCCGGAAAGTACAAGGCGCAGAAGACGCGGCGCGGCAAGCTGACTTTCGACAGCAAGAAGGAGGCGGAGCGCTATGACGCTTTGTTGCTGCTGCAAAATGCCGGGGAGATACGGGGGCTAAAATTGCAGGTGCGGTACTGCTTGCAAGAGGCGTACACGACATTTGAGGGCGACCGCGTGAAAAGTATCGACTACGTTGCGGACTTCGTGTACGAGCGCAGAGCGGCTCCTGACAGCTACGGCCAGCGGTACTGGCTGCCGGTAGTGGAGGACGTGAAAGGGATGAGGACGCGGGAGTACGCCATGAAAGCAAAGCTGTTCCGTAACCGGTACGGATACGCCATCCGGGAGGTGTGAGGATGACGGTGTACATGATCGTGACGCGGGACAAGTACCGCCTGCCCCGATGGTGGGGTACGACCACGGCGGAGTTGGTGCAGCTGTCCGGGCGGAAGCATCAGAATGTTCGTTTTGCGATTTGGAAGGCAATCCGCAACGGCGGCAGATTCGGCTGCTACGAGGTTGTGAGATTGGAGGAGGGCGAGTGATGTTGCCACCAAATCAACCGCTGACGAAAGATGCGGCAAGAAAACTCATGGCGCTGGACGTGCAGGACAAGGAGATACTGACCTACGAAAAGCTGGACGAATGGTACACCGCATGGGGCGGACAGTGCTACGTCAGCTTTTCCGGCGGCAAGGACAGCACGGTGCTGGCGTATCTGGCGGCGTGGTACCTGTCGAGTTTCAGGACACCGCCGTGGGAGTTGAACTTGGTGTTTGTGAACACCGGGCTGGAGTACCCGGAGATACAGCGGTTTGTCAATGAGTACGCCGCGTGGCTTCGCAGGGAGTTCCCGCATATCACCGTAAACCTTGTGCGGCTTCGACCCAAGATGAACATTCGGCAGGTGGTGACGAAGTACGGGTACAGCATCGTGAGCAAAGAGGTGGCGGAATATGTCAGCGATGCCCGCAGGAACCCAAGCGGCTTGAGAATGAAGCGGCTGCGAGGGGAAGCCGTGCGAAAAGACGGTCAGCCGTCTGTCTACAACTGCGAGAAATGGGAATATCTGTTGTACGCACCGTTTGTAATCTCCGCGAAGTGCTGCGCCATTATGAAAAAGTCACCGTTGAAAACCTACGCACACAAAACCGAGCAGCAGGCTACAACAGCGACGATGGCGGAAGAAAGCAGATTACGCATGACGCATTGGCTGAAAAGCGGCTGCAACGCCTTTGAAGGCAAGCGACCTATGGGCAAGCCCATGAGTTTTTGGACGGAGCAAGACGTGCTGCGGTTTATCGTGGAGCGGGGGCTACCCTACGCCAGCGTGTACGGCGACATCGTGGCCAGCGACGGCGAGAACGACTACGGCGCGACGCTGATCGACTGCAAGTTGCACTGCACGGGATGCCAGAGGACGGGCTGTATGTTCTGCGGTTTCGGAGCGCACCTCGAAAAGGGAGAAAACCGTTTTGAACGTATGAAGCACACACACCCGAAGCACTATGCGTTCTGCATCGGCGGCGGGGCGTTTGACACGGACGGACTGTGGAAGCCCACAAAGGACGGCCTCGGTTATGCGCGGGTGCTGGATTATATCGGAGTGAGGTATTGAGATGGGTAAGCAGCATTTGAGCCGGGACGACCGGATTTTTATGGACGGCAAGCGGCGCGGTACGCAGGAAAACATGGACATGGTGGCGATGGCGCTCATCGACAAGTGCGGATGGCACGTTCAGGAGGAGACGCCGGACAGCCGGGACACCCACAGCATCGCGTACCTGTACGAGTGTCTGGAAAAGATCACACAGGAGATCAACGAAGGCCGCATCAAGCGGAAGCACATCAAGGACGTGCTGAAGGACGAGTGCGGCGTTGTGTTTGGAGATTAGGAGGTGATTTAGGTGAAACATTTAGGCGATATTACGAAAATAAATGGGACAGAGATTGAACCCATTTGGTGTATTACAGGTGGTTCACCTTGTTAGACAGGATCTATCCATCGCCGGGAAACGCGCCGGTTTGGCGGGAGCGCGAAGCGGCTTGTTTATGGAGCAGGTGCGCATCGTAAAAGAAATGAGAGCGGAGGACAAACGGAATGGACGGACAGGTAACATGGTCCGACCTCGGTATCTCGTTTGGGAGAACGTTGTCGGAGCATTCAGCAGCAACACAGGAAAAGACTTCCACGCCGTGCTGGAAGAAATTGCGCGTATCGCAGAACCAGGATTTTCTTTATCTGGACTGCCGAAAAAGTGGAAATGGACAAAGGCAGGAGCCATTGACGGTGATGGGTGGTCTATCGCTTGGCGAACTCACGACGCTAAAGACTGGGGAAAAACCATCCGAGACAGCCGTACAGGAAATGTTATCCGTCTGGGGACCCCACAGCGTCGCCGAAGAATCTCGGTTGTCGCAGATTTTGGAGGAGACACCGCATCCGAAATACTCTTTGACCGCAAAAGCGTGTCAGGGGATATTGCGGAGAGCGGAGCGGCGGGGGAAGGATTTGCCGAAGCGGCTGAAAGCGGTTTTAATCCGGCAGTCGCAAGGAGCCTCACCGCAAGAGCGGACGGAAGCCCCTGCGCCGACAGAGGCCCCAACATCGTATGCAGTCCGCATCAGGGGGGCTGTGACGGGGGAGGAAAAGGCGCGTTAGTGCAGGCGGAGAAAAGCGGAACGCTGGGCACGGGAAACGATCAGACGATTTTCTGTCTGCAAGGCAACGGCATTGACCGCGCCGATACAGCCGGATGCAACGGCAAGGGCTGGAAAACGGACGAGAGCTACACGCTGAACACAATAGACCGCCATGCGGTGTGCGCGGAGGTTGCGTGCATGAATCCTTGGGATGCACAGAGCGCAAGGGTGTACGATCAGGATGGCGCATGGCACAGTTTGAACGCCAACGAGAACGGCGGCATGGCACGGGACAGCGTATTGTGCGCTGGGTTTAAGCTGGGCAACAGCGAAAAGGCGCACAGCATCGGATACGAGGAAGAAACATCCCCCACGCTGAACGCGGAGTGCGGCGGGAATAAGCCCGCAGTGGTGGCGCTGGACATGACACACGCTTGTGACGTCATCCGCGAGTGTGGGGAGCAGGCACCCAGTTTGCAGGCGCGAATGGGCACGGGCGGAAACCAAGTGCCGCTGACATACCAGATGAATGGGTTTGGAGATTACCGCGCCGCCGAGGTTGCAAGCAGTTGCAAGCAACGGGACTTTAAGGACAGCACAGACCTTGCCATCATAAACATGGTGGTGCGCCGCCTGACGCCGATGGAATGCGAACGGCTGCAAGGTTTCCCTGACGGATGGACGGATATTGGAGATTGGATTAAAACAGATAAACGCGGGCGCGAAATAAAAGTGAAAGGAAGTGCGGACAGCCCACGGTACAAGGCATTGGGCAACTCCATCGCCCTGCCCTTCTGGGACTGGATGCTGCGGCGCATGGCGCGGTATTTGCCGGAGGACGCGACACTGGGAAGTTTATTCGACGGCATCGCGGGCTTTCCGCTTATCTGGGAGCGCATACACGGCAGAGGTACGGCGCGGTGGGCAAGCGAGATCGAGCCGTTCCCCATTGCCGTGACGAAGAAACATTTTCCGGAGGAGGAATGACATGACAAGAGACGAGATCGTGGCCGCGCTGCGGTGTATTTCCACGCTTGGCGATGATAAAGAGGCGCATTGCGATAAATGCCCGTTTCGCGCGAAGAAGAAGGTTGACGCGGAACTGGCAGTATTCATCGGAGGGGGAGAATTGCATTACTGCGATTGCGAAGCGATATTATTTGCCGCCGCTGACCTGATTGAGAACCAACAGCGGCACATCGAGGCGCTGATACAGGCCAACGACAGCTTGAAGGACGGCTTGGCAATGCATGGCTGGATTCCGGTGACGGAGGGCATCGTATGAGCATCTATGTAAACTTTGACCATATGATTGACTATCTCAGGAAAGTTCGTCAGAGCAGAAACATTAACAACTCACCATACATGGATAATGCTTTGCTCAATATGCAGCAACTTTTAGAATTTGACATACACAATCCAATAATATTCGATTATGTCGAATTGGGGGGTTGCGACGGTTGCGCGTGGAATGGCGTTCGGCATCAGCGGTGTTCGTGCTGCCGCAGAAACAGATCGTTGAAAGACGGATATACCAAAGGGAGGGCGGATAATGGCTGATTTTATCGAGGTGCATCAACTGAGCAAGCCACGGTTGGTCAACCTGGACTGGGTGGAAGATATTTGGCCAACGGAGAGCGGGACGCAGATTTATTTTGCGTTCACCAGCCCTGATGCTACGTCACAGGATTTTATAACAACAGATGAAAGCTACGACAAGATCAAACGCATTATAGCCTATCAGCGGGTCGAAAGGGGGTAAAAAGGTGGCACAAAGGTTGATTGATGCTGATCAAATGGCCGTGGACGAATCCGAGGCCTATATGTCTGCACAGGTGCAGATTACAGACGATTTGAAATGGCTTGTAAACTTTGCCGCACACAGCAAAATCCAGAGGCTCATAGCCGATACACCTACCGTTGACGCCGTGCCGGTTGTGAGGTGCAAGGACTGCAAGTATTACAAATCGGGCGAACTGTTGTATCCGAATAAGTTTTGCTTTCGGTTGAAACATCCAACAGAAAACCGAGTAATCGGGTATAACTTTGGCCCGGACGATTTTTGCAGCTACGGCGAGAGAAGGGACGGGGACGATGCAGATCGGTGATACCATCCGGGCGCGGTTTATGACGTTGCCGGAGCCGTTCCCCGGAATGGGAGCAAGCATCGACAAGCAGTACCCAGTGCGTCGTGCTACGGTGGTGTATTTGCATCCGAAGGGGCGCTACATCGTGGCGGAGTGTAAGGGCGTGCGGGAGACGTTCTTTCCGGAGGACGTGGAGGCATAAAAAAAGAGGGCACCTATATGGCGCCCTCTTTTGAGTTGGCAGAAATAATTCAAAAAATAAAAAAATATTTTCCGTTTTAGGGGTGCGGGGCGGAGAAAGACAATATATGATGGGTATGCAGGGGCAACCTGCCCGTGCCGATTCATTTCTTTCCGCCTAATTTCCCGATGGGCGGGGCTTTGGCTCCGCCTTGACGGGGACGGTATGCAGATGTAGGTCAACC